CGGCAACCAACTGACACGTAAGACCTACGTGGACAACCTGGACGCCGCGAACGTCAAGCTGACCGGTGACCAGAGCGTCGCCGGGGTGAAGACGTTCTCGTCCATCCCGGTCGGGCCTGCCAGCGACCCCACAACGGCCAACCAACTCACGCGTAAGTCCTACGTTGACGCGGGCGACGCGGCCAACGCGGCGGACATCACCACGCTCGATGGCGAAGTGGTCAAGCTCACCGGAGACCAGTCGGTCGCGGGCATCAAGACTTTCACCTCTGTGCCTGTGCTTCCGGCCTCGGACCCGACCACGTCGAACCAGGCTGCTCGGAAAGCGTACGTGGACGCGGGTGATGCTGAGAACGTCAGCAACATCCTGAACAACACCTACAACGTCTTCCAGCCGGAAGACCTGGGGCTCGTGGCATGGACCTCGGACCCGGCCTGCTGCCAGTCCACCATCCGCTACGAGTCGGCCAACCGCATCCGGTCGGCGTCGGTAGCGATCCACAAGACCACCACGGTGACCGACATCGTGTGGTACATGCTGGGCTACGCGGGCGGTCTGCTGGACGGTTCGTGGGCGGCGATCTACAACTCGGCTGGCAACAAGGTCGGCACCGTGGCCAACCTGGAGGCCGGTGGGTCGGAGCCGCCCGAGGTGCACGATGCTGGCGGAGCGATGAGCGGTTCGCCGCTCGATGAGGGAAGCATCGTCCTCACACAAGGTGTCTACACCATCGTGTGGCGCTTCATCTACAACTACGGTACGCCGGACGGACCGGCTCTGCTGGAGTACGAGAACAGTGCCGCTGCTCCGCCGAACATCCTCTCGCGCAACGGCGTGGTGCGGTTCGGCTACAGCACGGCCAGCATCACTACGCCTCCGGCCACCATTCCCACTCTGTTGACGGACGGAGGCAACCGCTTCTGGGTGTCGCTGGCCGACGACTCCTGAGAGGCACAGGACGCAGCGGAGCCCGGAGGGGGGATCTCCTCCGGGCTCCTGTCTGTGTGGCCGACGACAGCCTTAGCTGTCGAGGCCGGTGCCGTTCGACACCATCGACGGGGACGGGTCCAGGCCCGCCGCGCCGACGAAGTGACGGACGCGGTACTGCACGTCGTCGTGGCTGAACGAGCCCTCGAACGGGGAGATGTCGCCGCCTCCGATGTTCGAGCCGGTGTCGTTGTTGATCCGCAGCTCCGGTGCCTCGTGGCCCGCGAGGAACGAGGTCACGATGGCCCGACGCGTACCCGTGGTGCCGCCCGAGGGGACGAGGTACCACGTGGTGGCCGCGTTGGCCGACGTGTCGATCAGCGGGAGCCACTGGTTGACCTGCACCGTGAACCGGCCGCGCGCCTGGTTGGTACGGGTGAAGCGGACCTGGCGACCCGTGGTCGGGTCACCCTGGACGATCTCCTGGTTGGCGATGGCCGCGATCTCGTTCGCGGTGATCTCCATGGAGGGCGGCACGACCAGGACCCACGAGGGAACGACCACCGGCCGGTCGTTGAGACGGCGGAGGCCGATCTCCTGCATGGCCAGCTCCAGGGCCTCCACGGAGAGCGCGGGGTTGCCCTCCATGATGTTGCCCATCGCGGCGAGCGGGCCGAAGTCCCACGACGCGTTGAAGTAGTCCGGGTTCGGACCGGTGGAGGTGGCGAGGACGCCCGTGGTCAGAACGTCCTCGGTGTCGCGGCCCATCGCGGCCATCTCACCGGGCATGTCCTGGATGACCTGGAACTCGTCGTTGATGAACGCCTCGAACGAGAACGGGAACCGGGCACCGTACTTGGCCAGGCCCCACTCCTCGCCCCGCGCCTCCAGGGAGAACGTGGGGTACTCGGTCAGCTCCGGGACGCGCGGCAGAGCGTAGGCGTGGCGGGCCGCGCCACCGTTCTGGACGGGAAGCTGGTCGAACGTGGCGTTCCAGTCCATGACGCGCTGCTTCTTCAGGTTCGAAGCGGTGTAGCGCGAGGAGAAGGCCGTCCACTGCTGGGGCAGGCGGGCGTACTGGCCCTGGAGGGCGATCTGGGTGACCTGGCCGAACAGGATGGGGAAGTCCTGGGAGGCGATGGCCTCCTTCAGCCGGGCCTGTGCCGCGAAGCTGCCGTCCATGGCCTTGCCCAGGTCGGTGACCAGAGCACGGGCCAGCTTGTTCTTGCCGAAGTAGAGCTTGGTGCTCTCCTCCAGCTTGGCCAGCAGAAGCCGCTTGTGCTTCGGAAGGTTGTCCACGGACATCAGAACGCCTCCCCGGCGAGTCGGACCACGAAGCGACCGTCCGTGGTGCGGTTGATGATGTGACCGAAGCCGGTGTCGGCCACCACGCTGGTGCTCAGCGAGGAGGACGTGTCGGCGTCACCCACGACGAAGTAGACGGGCGTACCCATCTCGGTGTTCTCGTCCGCACCGGTCACGGCGAAGGCGAAGGCACCCACCAGGGCCACCGACATGTAGCCGTCCTCCAGCGAGCTGGAGATCGGGTCGGTCTCGGTGACCGTCGTGCTGCCGATGGTGTAGGTGTTGACGTGTCCGCCGACCGCCTGTGCGACGCCCACCAGGCCGTTGACCTTCACCGGGTCGCCGGGGACGACCTGGAGCGTGGAGGGGTCGATCGGGAGCGGAACCCAGTCGCTGTACTTGTAAACCTCGTTGGTGGCCATGTTGGCTACTCCTTCCTGGACTCAGCCGAAGAGGTTGCTGAAGGCCGACAGGGACTCGGCCAGCTCGGCGTCCTCGACCTTCTTGTCGTCGGTCTCGACGGTGCCCGGCTTCTGGCCCTTGTCGTCGGCACCACGGGTGACCTTGCCGGGCTTCAGGCTCTCGGCGAGGTCGGCGACGTACGCCTTCTCGTCGGTGATGGCCTGGTCCAGGTCGTCGCCGTCCTTGTAGGACTCCGCCAGACGCTTCTGGCTGGCCGGGGGCAGCCCCGACTCGACCAGCTTGGCGGAGACCTGGCCGACGGTGAGCTTGGCCTTCTCGTCCTTGGCCTTCTGGCTCTCGGCCAGCTTGTCCAGGAAGGTGGTCATGGTGGTGTTGAGCGTGGCGAGACCGGTACCCAGATCGGTCATCACCTTCTTGTCCGCCTCGCTCAGGTTCGCCACCTGCGCGGCAGCGGGCTTCGCGGCCTCGGTCATCTGAATCAGCCTTCCTCCTGCACCCGCGCGGGTGACGATGTCCACGGACATTCCGTGGACGATGCTGGTGACGATCCGCCCCGACTCGTTTTCCTCGATCGTTCCGGCTGCCCTGATGGACATCTCCACCGGCATGACCTCAGCCATGGCCTCGATCTTCGGGATGTAGTCGGGGAAGAACTGCACTCGTGCGAACAGGCCCTTACCGTCAGGGCCGTCCTCGTACTGAGCATCCTCGATCAGCGCACCAGCCAGGTCCTTGACCGACCTTTCCGGCCGTTCGATGGACTCGGTCTCGGTTGCGTGGTCGAAGTACACGTGCGTCCCGGCAGGGAACGCCTTGGGTCCATCGCGTCGCAGCACCTCGGTGGAGTAGTACCCACTGGACCCCATGACGTCGGCTTCGATGAGACGAACCCGCCAACGTCCCTTGGTGCCCTTGCGAGGGGCGATCGTGCTGGCTTCCAGAATCAGCGTCCCGGTCATCCCCTGGCCTTCCTTGTCGAGCGGACGCACCTACGTGGGGCCACTATAGCCTGTCAATCCTCGGTATGGGCCTGACCGCCTTCGTCACGAAGCTCGTGGTCACCGCGCGACGGCGGGTCCGGCTGCTTGGGCTGAGTAGAGGAACGTCCGTCCTGGCCAGGCTGGGTGGGCGTGAGGGCGGCTCGCTCCTTCTGCATACGCAGAGAGCGCTCATCCTCCTTGGCCTGCTCCGCCTCCGACTTCGGCACCGAGTTCTTGAGGATGAGGGGAACCTGCTCCTCGTTCGGCACACGGTCGGGGTAGCGCTCCAGGTACTTCGCGCCCAGAGCTTCGAGCAGCATGGACCGCCATTCCTTGGGGAAGAGGGTGCCCGACCGGCCTGCCATGTCGATGGCCTGGATACGACGGTGAACCGGCTCAGCGTCGATCTCGGGCCACTCAATGGTGACGTTGTAGCGAAGCACCCGGCAGACGGCCTTGATGGCATCGTCCATGAGGTTCTGCCTGCCGCGCATGGCCAAGATGACCGGCTCGTCCAGGGTGTCCGCAGCAGAGCCGTTGAGGTTGCTGGCGTCCATGGTGAGCATCTGGAGAGGCACACCGAGGCCAGCGGCGACCATCGCAGCGAGCGGCTGACCCTCACCGAAGTTCACTCCGGTGCTGCGCTGGATGGCCGTGAGGTCTTGACCGGCACCGAGGACGGCCGACGCACCGACCTGGAGAGGCTTGCCGGACAGCGGGTCACGCTGGGGAGCGGCGGCGAGCTGCGAGGCGACACGGCCTGTGCCCTTGCCGGTGGCCGACGTGACCTTCCAGGCGAAGCGCGCGTACGCCTTGGTGAGGGTGGCGCAGTTCTCCAGGAACTCCTTGTACGCCTTGCTCCAGAAGATGCAGGGGAACACGTCGGGGACACCCCAACGCCAGCCGGTCATGCGGTTGACCGGGATGTGCACGATGCGGCGGCGAGAGTCCACCGGTACACCGAGAACCCTCTCGGCGGGCTGGCCTTCCAGCTCCGAGCTGGGGTACCACATCTCCGTCATGCGGCCCTCGGTAACCCCGGTGTCGAGGTCAACCTCCGAGTCGTCCCAGGTTCGCTTGTAGTAGAGGACCGTCTCGCTGTCGCCGTTCTGGGTAACGGCACCCGTGACCTGCCAGAAGGGGAGACGCTGCACCGTCCTGGTGCGCGGGTCGCAGAGGAAGAAAAGCTGGCCGTCGGCAGCCAACGACCGCTCAAGTTCGAGCTGTGCCTGCGTGGTGCCGAAGACGCGGCGAAGCGACGGGGGCAGCTCAGTGTCCGACGACCGAGGACGGCCACGTGTGCTGGAGCTGACGTTGATCTTCACCCCGTCGCCCCAGATCCACGACGTACGGATGCCCACGCCGTTCTTCACCAGCGGGTTGACCGTCGTCAGTGCACGACACAGTTCGCTGAGTCGCTTGAGCTTGATGAGAGGGATCTCGTGGATTCCCTCGTTGGCCCCACCAAGAGGAGCCCACCCGATGTCGTCGATGGCGATCTGGACTTCGGCCATCGACTCCTTCAGGTCTGCCAGCAGATCCTCGTTCCTGATCTCCAGGGACTCGATCTGCGCTTGCAGTTGTTCGACACTGGGCTCAGCCAGTTCCGTATCCTGGTTCATGTACTGAATAATAGACCCGTAATCCAGGGAAAAGGAGCTGGGAATGATCCCTCAATACATCCACCAGGTGTGGATCGGGCCTGACCCTGTGCCGACTGACTGGTGCCAGACCTGGCCTGAGATGCACCCGAGCTGGGGTTACCGGCTCTGGCGCGAGGAAGACATAGATGCCCTGGCTTGGCCGGTCGGAGCCAAGAAGGTCTACGACCAGTACATCGCTGACGAGCGCTACTGCGGCGCGGTCAACGTTGCTCGGGCTCTCATCCTCATGCTCCAGGGCGGCGTCTACATCGACGCCGACATGGTCTGTATCAAGACCATGCACGAGGCCGACTTCATGCGGACGCCGGTCTGGATCAGCCAGTCACCGCACGACCCGAGCAGGTCGCAGAATGCCGCGATGGGCTGTGAAGCGGGGAACCCCGTCATGCAGTCCTACGTCGGCCATCTCTGTGAGGTGGGTGAGGAGATCCATCCTTCGTGGCAGAAGACAGGTGCGGGCCTGTTCGACCACGTGAGGAACACCCACTTCCCCCGAGGTCGGGTGACGCTGGTGTCGTCTCCTGCCTTCCACCCCCGTACCAAGCTGGGCACCGTCAACAAGGCGGCGTTCAACTACACGGGCAGCATCTATGCAGAGCACTACTTCTACTCAACCCACGGAAGGACCAGGAATGACCAGGCTCGCGGTGTACGGATGGGCCAGGCCGGGCGTCAGCAACTTCGGCGACGAACTCGGCCCTGACATCCTCCGCCGACTCGGCCACAAGGTCGTACGCGCACAACCGCAGGCAGCCGAAGTGGCTGTGTGCGGCTCCATCCTGGAGAAGCTGACAGTCGCTCCGCGCGGCTGTGTGCTTGCCGGGGTGGGCTCCATGCATGGTGGTGCTCAGCGACTTCCCAACCCCAAGCACTTCGACATCCGTGCACTGCGCGGTGAGATGACGCGACGTGCATGGAACGAGGAGAGCAAGCACAACATCGGGGACGTGCCGATGGGCGACCCTGGCATCCTCGCTCCCGCGCTGTACGACTTGGCTCCACGTCAGGCACACAGGCTGGGCGTCGTGCCGCACTACATCGACAACCGCAGCTTCCCCTACGCCGACGTGGTGATCGACGTGACGGCACCGCCGCACGAGGTCATCTACGAGATCAGCAAGTGCAGCCGCATCCTCAGCAGTAGCCTGCATGGGCTGATCGTGGCTGAGTCACTGGGCATCCCGGCAATGCGGCTGCCGTTCCACAAGGTCATCGGCGGCGACTTCAAGTGGGTGGACTACTACACCGGGGTGGACGGCAGCCCGCTCGTCACCAAAATCGGCAATCTCATGAAGGTGCTGGAGGCACTGTAATGGCGCACAAGAAGCCCGAGAACGTACCGGGCCTGATCCGCAACGAGGACGGCCTCTTCCTGGAGAGCATGGTTTCCAGGCTGACGGCCGGTGACTGCATCATCGAGATCGGTCCCTTCACCGGGAAGTCCTCCTGTTTCATGGGTCGTGGTATCCAGAAGCACCCTGGCATCCTCCACCTCTACAGCGTGGACCCGTGGGAAATGCTCGACATCCCGATCAGCGGCACCGGCGTGGCCATCGCGCGCACGCGCGAGGAGGCACACGAGCTGTTCCGCGAGAACGTGAAGAAGTGCGGGCTCACCCACGAGATCACCGAGTTCCACGGTTTCTCCGAGGAAGCGGCCAAGCGCTGGAACTCTCCGAGCCCGGTCGGCATGGTCTACGTGGACGGCAGCCACAAGTACCCGATGGTCAAGAAGGACATCGAGCTGTGGGCTCCCAAGGTCCGCGTCGGCGGCTACATGGTCTTCGATGACTACAACTCGCCGCAGGTCCGGCGCGCTGTGGACGAGCTGGTTCAGGACACCCTGGACTACGGAGACTGGATCTTCTCCAACGAGCACGAGGACACCGACCGCTTCGCCGTGCTGGAGAAGTCGGCATGAGTGAACTGCCATGGTCCGAGGAGGACCCACAGGTCGCGGTGGTCTTCCCTTGGCGTGACCGGGGAGACAAGGACCGCGCTGCCAGCAAGGCGTGGCTCACTGAGTGGTACAGGGAGATGCATCCCGAGTGGGATCTGATCCACACCGATGGTGGCGGAGGTGAGTGGAACAAGCCGACCGCCATCAACTACGGGGTCGGCATCGCCAAGGCCATGGGCGCGGAGGTGGTGATCGTCTCGGACACCGACGTGTTCCCGCTGACCGACCGGCTCAAGACGGCCGCCAGACACGCCATGCTGGCCCCGTGGATCGTCCCGCACGGGCGCGTGCTCCGTCTCCGCCCGGAGCCCACTGCGGAGCTGCTGAAGCGCCGTCCAGGGCCGCGCCTGAAGGTGCCGACGAGCCCGCTCGTCCGTGGCTCTTACCGAGGCATGGCGGGCGGCGGCCTCTTCGTCATACGTGCCGACAGCTTCATGGCGGCCGGTGGCTTCGATCCGCGCTTCCAGCAGTGGGGTGCAGAGGACTCGGCGTTCGGTGTAGCAGCCGACACCATCCTCGGTCCGAACCTGCGGTACGAGCACATCCCCCTGGTGCACCTGTACCACGACCCCGGACTCCGCGAGTCGAACCCGCACTACGGCCCGAACGTCGAGCTGAAGCGCGAGTACGACAGGGCTTCGCTGGAACGCGAGGCCATGATCCGGATGCGCGGCGTACGTCCTGTGCCTCAGCCGCAGGCCGACTTCCCCCGGCCTGCTCGGGAAGCCAGCTTCGAGGACTGGCTCCTGTACTGCTACAGCCTCGGCCTGCGTGAACAGATCAGGTCGGTGCGCGACAAGCTCGGACTGGTGGCCCTGGCCATCCAGGAGGAGCACCGACGACGGCAGGCATGACGAAGCCCCGGCTGGTAGGAACTCAGCCGGGGCTCGTCCGTGGGTCACTTTACGACGACCCACCCTACGACGGTGACGGCGGTCCCCGCTACGGTGGCCGCCGCCACTGCCGCACCGATGATCTTGGAGTGGCCCCTCTCCAGAACCGACACTCGGTCGGACACCTTCTCCACCTCGCCCTTGATCTCGGTCTGCTCCTCCTTCAGGCCACTGACTTCGCCTGTGAGGTGGATGACCTTCTCTCGGGTGTCAACCCCGACGAGGTAGATGTCCCGGAGCGTGACCACGTGGTCGTCGCCCGGAGGTGTCATCGGTCAGCGTCCTCCTCGGTGTTCAGCCAGAGCAGCCACTTCTGCACCTGGGGTACGGCCATGATCCTGGTCAGGGCCGCGCTTCCGGCGATGGCACCCGCGACCCACGGCAGGGAGTCGTTGACCCCCGACGCGTCCACGATCTCGGGCAGCGCCACGGCGAGCGGCACGATGACCTGGACTACGGTGCGGATGGTCCGCTTCCACTCCACCTTCATGGAGTCCTCCTTCCCCTGTCCCTACGAGAACAGGATCTTCCACGTGAGCGGACCGGGGTACCCGTCCGCGTCCCCCGCGAGGTCCCGGTGGTTGCGCTGGAAGGCGGCGGTTGCCCGCCGATCCGCCTCGCCCCACTTCGGACCCGGACCCACCTTGTAGTAGCTGCCGTATCCCTTCTTGACGAGCTGTTCTCCCAGGAGGGTCACGTACTTGTTCTTCTCGCCCGGCCCGAAGTACCCACGTCCGGGGTACTTCGGCGCACTCGCCGCCTTCGCGGGCAGCGTGCCCAGCAGCTTCTTGAGCGAGGTCTCACCGGGAACGCCATCGGCGTCCTGGTGCGGGGCGTTGCCGGTGTAGCCCAGAGACTCCTGGAAGTCCTGGTAGTTCAGGGTGTCCGCGTCGGACCAGTTCGGACCGGGGCCGACCTTGTAGTGCTTGCCGAAGCCCGCCTTGACGAGGGCCTGGCCGACCTTGGTGATGTGCGCGCCGGTCGCGCCGTAGCCGTACTCCAGCCCGTTGATCCGGACCTTGTACCGCGCGATGGTGCCGCTCGGGTCGGCGGGGATCTGCGGACCCGTACCACCCTGCGGCGAGTCGCCGCCCGGCCGCTCCGCGCCGTCGTGCACCCACTTGTAGAGGGGACCACCGGGGCACGCCGTGGCATACCCGTCTCGGTGACCGCCCAGCCAGTTGCCCGCGTCGCCCTTGTCGCGCAGCAGCTCGATGGCGTCCACGATGCCGTTGAGCTGAGCGTCGGTGGGGTAGACCAGGCCGGAGCTGCCGACCATGGCACAGACCGCGTAGTCCTGTGCGTTGAGCGCCTGGTTCCCGTTCGCGCCGGTCTTCTTGTGGTAACCGCGCCCCTCGTAGACGTACCCGTGCGGGCAGACCACGTAGTTGTAGGCGATGTCGCTGTAGTCCTCGCGGGGGTTGTTCAGGTGGCTTGCCTGGATGTCCCGCATCCGGTCGTCGCACTTGCTGTGCTGGTCGGCGTTGGCCAGCGACTTCGGCACATAGGTGCCTTCGTAGTGGACCTTCACGCCTCGGGTAGAAGCGATGTGGGTCAGGGTGTACTTCGACGGACGCGCACCCCACGCGCTTCGAGACACGAGCTTCACGCCGTGATCCCCTTCCTCGAACTGTGGTTCACCATTCCACCATAACTCTCCGTGAAGTGCACCGCTCGCCGGGCCGGTCAGCGCTGTGATCTGGTCAGTATGGCGAGATGCTGATGTCCCGAAGCATCTCCGCTTCGAGATCCAACTCGGCAACGGCCAGCGCAGAAGCGTCTTCTGACACCGTGTCACCAGGTGACAGCCCCTCGTGCACAGGAGCCGTCGCGTACACCAGCGAGTCGGCGTAGTCAGGCGACTTTCCGTTGCGCTTCCTGATCTCCTCCTTGCTCTCGATGTAGAGCTTGCCATTCCGGTACTCGTACCGGACGCCGCCCAGCTCATCCTGGAGGTTGGCGTGCTCAGCGATCTCGATGGTGCCGGACCGCATGAGGTGCTTGAGCTGGTCGTACCACCACGCACGAGCGTTGCCGTAGCCCTGCACCGAGCCGCCCACATCCTTGGGGGCTGCCGCCGACCCGTGCATCTCGCGCACGGTGAACCACGGCTCCAGTCCTGTGCCGATCAGGTCTTGCTCCAGCTCCGCGCGCCGGGCAGCCAGGGTGTCCACCACACCAGCACCGAGGCCGACCGCGTCAACCCGGATGTCGGCCGCCAGCGCCTTGTGGTCCTTAACCTCTTCACCCACCCGGAGAAGCACACGGCCAGCGGAAGACACCGTGTCTGTGCCTCCCCACGAGTCGAGCACCTGCGCCCGCACCCCGTCGAACATGGTGAGCACGTTGAGGTCGCCGCCGTACCGCGCCACGTCCACCCCGAAGTACAGGGTCTCGGCCGGACGCTCCCTCTTACGGCCACTCTGCTCGAAGGCAGTGGCGATGACGACCGGCGAGAACAGGGAAGCTGCGTTCGCCTCGGGGAACTGAGCCAAGACCTTCGAGACATACCTCGGGTCGTCCTCTCCCCACGCACGAAGACGCTCGTCGCACCACGCCTTGGAGACCAGCACCTCGTTCAGCAGCGGAGGCACAGGCTCGCCGGTGAGGTTCGGCGTCGTGTGCGCAGGGATGCTGAT